AGTACATTATCGTCACCATATGCCTGCATAAAAACATGAAGATTAAATTCAGGCATACCCAATCCAGTTATATGTCTCCAAACCATACGCATAGATATAATGTTATAGACAGAATTTATGACGGCAGTAAACGGATTGCCAGATGGTAATGACTTATTCCATTGGTACACATTTCCATTATAAATGTGCACCCCATTGACTATTTCAACAAATAATGTTTTCCTAATCAACTGGTTACTGTCTCCATAAAATTCATTAGCCATATCACAAAACTTCCACAATATCTCAGATGACAAAGAACCGTCGTAATTCGAGAAATCTCCTGCTATCACCGCAGTTCCCTTGGTTTGTAACAAAAGTGCTAACTTATGCCACTCATCAGAGAACACGTTGATACCAACAGAAATCTCATTATCAAGGCGGTTCTTCATAATCCACGCAACAAAACCTAAGAAATACATTCTCATGGCAAGGCTATAATGCTGTGGACAAACGGAGAATACACGAGTTTTTCCAGCCTTAACTTTCTCAATCGGTCGTAGCTCATCTTTCAAGCAATCAATCCAGATAACTGGTTGGCGCTCTCCACGACTCGCACTATCGATCAAGGATAAAGTTGCAGACCGCAATTCCTCGTACATTCTCCCTTTGTACACATCATCTTTGCCCAACCATGTCTCTTTTCCAGGTTTCTTCAAATCTCGTGAAAATATCCATGGGTACCCAGCAGATGTATTGCGGGGTAAGGCACGTATGTATTCTTCAGTGTCAATGCCACGAACTGCTTCCTCGAAAGTCATCACACGTTTATAAAATTGTATTGAGTCCCCACAATATGAAATATTGAGTTTTCTCTTTACATCTTCATAAGCTAAATGCAATGACTTTTGGGGAACCAGAACTGAGGGCAGGCCACACTTCTCCAGTCCCTTAACAAGAGGGTCAAACTCTATGCCATCCTTTTCAAACGGTCTAATTTTAGCTGGTAACTTAGTACTAGGTAAAATCTTTCCAAACAAATCAGATCGCATAAACTTTGACTTTCCTGCTGATGGGGCTGGAGCAGCAGTGCCAATTGGGTGGAAGTTACCCTGTGGCAATGGTATAGTCTCATTTTCAAATATTGGTTTTAAGTCAAAATGTGCAATAGTAGCCTCTTTCTTAAAATACGTTAGAGATTCCAAAAGATCCTCTTTCGTAATTGAAGCGAAGTACGTATTATTGTCACATCCATTCGTTAAAATGCCAGCAATTTTTCCTGATATATACTTATTGTTCACTATGAGGGGATTCCCACAATCACCAGGTTGTGTTGTGATTGGGACAGCGATAGCATTGATATTATAGACTACCTCTTTCTTCTCACCCACATAGGCATAAATTGGAGTTCCATATACTGTAGCTTCGCCAGAATTTATCTTCAACACATTAGGGTCTATGTCAACTCGAGAACGAAACTGACATTTACCATAATCCAATCGAGAGAAATCCGGCGCGCTCATCCAGTTCTTAACAAGATCCTTATGTTTTGGCATGATTCTTCCACAATCAAACAAAAACATATCTTTAGTGTTATATGGAGCCTGTAGTGTGTCATCAACAATATGGATACCATTTAATACACCAGTCTGACCATCTTCATCATCTATTTGCACTTCAATCCCTTCTGGATTGGTTCCGTTAGTTAAAACGAGACGTCCTCCAGGATTTTCACGCATTATGATAGTATAATGATAAGGAATCATCATAATACTCCCTCTAATCATCATTCCATATCCTAACCTATACTTAGACTTATTATCATTATAATAATAGGTCAAGTTGTAAGTGGATGGAATACTCTTATAAAGAATATTCTGAGAATCTAGGTCAGAATGTGGTTCAACTTCCAAATCCAAAGTGCCTTCTTCATTCACCATATGAATTTCAAACTCATTGACTGATTCTATTCGCCACACAGCTCCATCGACATTAACTTTGACTTTGCATACTACATCAGGTTTTAAACTACGTAGTAGTGCCATGGTCTCAGTTAACTTCAATTGAAGCTTTATGGTTCCATCCTCCACATCAATAGGCGTTGAACGAATCTTGGCATACTTAGGCTTTGCTCCTTTATGCTGTTTATGTCCTTGATGTTCTTCGTCCGGTGAATGAATTCGTTTCCAGTGCTTTGCTGCGCCTTTGTATTGCTTATGTCCCTGATGTTCTTCATCTGGTGAGTGAGCGTTCGTCGCACACGCACGACGTATTGCCTCTTCAATTGTCTTATTAGGATATACTAAAGAGTCCAATACTTCTTGCATGGGAGGCGAATCCTCAGCCATCAGATTGCTCCACAGACGGGCTCCAAACCAAGCATATGTAGTATCAGTGGCCTTGACTGGTGTCTTCTTCAATTTGGAATACATAAAGTATCCAGCAAAAAGGAGAACACCAGTTAAAGCGAGACCTAAAACTAACGGATGTTGTTCTAATTTTTCCTTAGCTATCCGAAAATAGTCCAGCAGTCCGTTTACGTGTACATATGCCAGACCAATACGCTCTTCACTGGTTGATGGTTCCACGCTAAATGTATCATATCCTTTCCATGCATTATGTAGAGCAATTCCAAGTCGACGCCAATAAGGAAGCTTTGATGAATGTGCCTCAACGCGCTGTCCGTGCAGTCGTCTGATATACTCGTAACAGGCGGCTGCCCAGGCAACATGATGTGGAACACCATCATCAACCAACAAAGCCCATCGTTGTAACATTCGGTTTGCATCCAATCCATTAATTCCATAAATACTGTCCTTATGGTAATAATAGAACCAATTAACTTCTCTTGGGTGGTTACATTCTAACTTATGAACTAGTTCATCCATTAATGGCACAACGTGATACCTAAACATTCTGACATCGCGATTTTCAGCATGAGTTTCAATCTCATCCATCTCTTCACGAGTCAAACTGTCAGGCACATCTAGTCCATATGCAAACCATGAATTGTATACAACAGGTAAACCTAAATAAGATTGTCTCTCACTACTATCTACTTCCAAATAGGCAGGTGGGAAGTCAAACTCATCATCAGTATCACTGTCATAATCACTATCCATTGGTTCTTCCTCATCAGATATTTCACGTATCTCTTCATATGGTTCCATCATATGGTGGGCAGTTGTTAAATCACCCCCAAGAAAAGGATTATTTCTATCATCGTTGGTAAATATGTCGTCACAATCTGTATGATATCGCACTTTCTCAAAAGCGTGTTTTAACTCTCGATCTAAACATTTGGTAGGCATCCCGGGTAAATCTCCAGCATAATCATTAAGAAAATTCTTAAGCTTATGAGATTTCTCCTTCTCTCCAACCAAATCCTTACATACCATATCTCTCATTGTAGCAAATGAATGGTTAGCCATCCACGATTCTTTTCTCGGATCATACTGAATAAAATCCCAAACATCCAAATTCAAGGGATTACCATCCTTTGGAAGTTTAGTTTTATCCAGTCTCTTCAAATCATCTCGATACTGCTGCTTCACATTCACTGTGAACATATGAGAGATACGATTTCGAATAGCTTCGGGAGATATCAACGATTGTACACGTATCTGCATGTCATTTGAAGTCAAAATCAACAGTTTACCATTAAAGCGAGTGTTAGCTTTCTCCTGCAATGTTGCCATATGCAAAGAGAATGTAAACTGATTGACACCTTTAATCAATTCATATAATTCCAAATTAGGATTCGATTTGGAATCTACTCGTTGTCCGAAATCGTCGTAAATGACAACAGGCTGGTCAGCGTAACCATCCCAAAACTCCTGATCTACAGATCTTGAGTAGATCAGGGATTGCCATTTACCATCAGAAACATCATATCCCATTGCTTTCAATGCATCAATAGCGAGTGGATAAACACACTGGGTCTTTCCTACTCCTGATTCACCAGCTAGATATACACACAAGGGCTTCACGCGAATTCCTTGTGCATACACTGGTGAACCATGAGCCTCCTTCTGAAGATTCATCAATGCACTGGACATAACATTTCTAATAGCCACATTAACACTGCTGTTCATCAGTGGAGCTCGTTTCATGAAATTGACACCTTGTGAGAACAATTCATCAATTTCATGACACGCCTTCAAATCGTATTTCAATGTTTCTATGGCTTCACGACTTGTATACTTATTTACTTTGGATATCCATTCAGATACTTCTTCTTCACCTCCATCCATGGATAAGACCTTATAACCCAATTGTTGTTTTATTAGTTTACTAATCTTACTCCATGATCCAGAAATGTATCCCATCATCTTTTCAAATCCAAAGATCGCTTTTGGTACTCTATCCATCTTAGTTAGAAAAGCTGTGAAATCTTTATCGGATGGTAATGATTTCACAAAGACAATAGAGGCCACTGCAAAGATACCTTTTAAAACCCACGATGTAGTTGCGGAATCTATTATGGCATCAGAATGTGGTCTTACCTGTTGAGCTTCCATTACTTGGTCAAATCCTCCTTTCAACAGTCCATTTCCTTTAGCTAAGTGATATCGATACTCAGTTCCCATAGTAGAGAAGAAGTTTCCACACCACGTCACTAACTTTGACCAAGTCTCAGTATGCGCACCAAGAATGTAAAGAACATAAAGGATAATAAAACTAAACATTGTTTTGATAAACTTATATTTTAAACATAAAACTATAAGAATAATCATAACAATGAATAGAGTTATCTCCAATACTGTCTCCTTCATATTCTTGTACTGAGCTTCGACGGCGGTCTTCACGTCGGCAACAACTCCATTCAACGCGGATGATAACGCAGTTTGCAATGCTGATTCACCCAATGGTAAAGCTTGAGTAGCTTTAGCAAAGAATCCCTCAGCAGAGTTCACTAAACGTTGAATGGACTCGGATTTATCAAAACCAAGATCAAGATTAATGTGCGCATTGGTTTCGTGAAAGGTTTGCTCCTCATTTTTACGTGCTCGCTGATCCTTGCGAATAAGAGTCGCATTACGCAGAGCCTTTCTCTCTTGTTTGATATTATAACTAAGAGTTTTACTACGCAATGGCTTACGAGCCCGATGAGAAGAAGAATAATGACCGGAGTAATCATTATCTTCTGATGAATTTAGCTGATACCCAACAAATTGGTGTTTGCTGAATATTGTCATGATTGTTTGGTTATTTTGTTTTGTTTGCTACTACTTGACTTAACTTACTTCGTAGACTTTTGCTTTCGTACCCCCAAGAAGACTTAACCTGAGGTCTGCTTTCGTATCCCTTAGAAGACTTAACTAAAGGTGCTTGTTCTTTACACGTAACGACTACTTGACTTAACTTACTTCGCCGTCTAAGATGTACGGAGTTGAGAACAGTTGAGAGTGCACGTACAAATATCGAGTTTATAGTTCTAGACTTACGAATTAAAAACTGTAGTACTTGACTTAACTTACTTCCTACAGATCGCATAGAAATCCCTTTCGACACAGAGTTCTGTTTGATAAATTACGGTTTATCGTCCTAATTGAAATACTTATTATATTTAATACAATTGTTATATAAATACTACTAGGCTTACCACGCATGTGTTTGTCACCTAGATTTATGTAATTATTTGTAGTAAATACGCA